ATCTCGCAGGCCGCGCAGCTCGCCTTAATGGCCTGAGTCGCGACGCCTGCCCATTCAGAAAATTAACGATGTGCAGCTACACCCTATGGCTGGCGGGGTGGGGTGATGCAGATATGGAGAAGCACCATGAGTGACAAACTGAATGCGCCGCAGGGCTGGCAATTGGTGCCGGTTGCGCCTGTGCACTGGGCTAGCTTTGATCCGTCTTTTGTGGCTCAGGTTTTGCGGCAATCAACCTGTTTTGATGCTGACCTGATCGGCGAGATGCTGCAGTACTCAATCTCCGCCGCAGCGCCCAAGCCGGAAGCGGTAGACCATAGCGAGGATGTGCGCGGGATTAATGGCGATTGGTCGGTTTTTGTTGGCTACCTGATCGACAAGTGCGAGGGCGAGATTATCCGAGAGGAGCAGTTTCAATTGCGGCTAGCCGACATGATTGCCGATGACAAATATGGGCCGCTATTTCGGCGCGAAACAGCACCAAAGGAGCAAAGCAATGACCAGTAAGCGATATACAGAACAGCAATTGCAGGATCTGCTAGTGCTTGGCATTGCAGCGGCAAATGCTGAGCTGGCAGCGCTCAAAGCAAAGCAAGGAACCGGCACAACCTCCGACAATTATCGGGCTGAGCTGTATGACTTGCTTTTGCAAGTAGGTCGGGATATGGGCTACCCGAACGTGACCATGGCACTGACCGAACTCGCCACTCTCAAGGCGCGCGCTGGCGAGCCGATTGCTATTCTGGACTTTGACGATCTATTCCCAAACTCTCACTGGAGCCAGCCTGAGCACCGCTTCATGTGGCAGATAGAGCTGGATGAGATACGGGCGCTGCCGAAGCGTGATATTCGGCTTTACACCACACCCCAGCCCACCCAAGAAGTTAGCGCGCTGGTCGCTGCGCTTTATGCGACAAACCTTATGCTTCGAACCAGGCGTCGAGAATGTGAAAGCGCCGAGGTCTGTCACATTCTCGACGCTTGTATCAAGCGCAACCGTGACGCCCTCGCCCAGTACGCGCAGGGAGGCGGCAAATGACTGACAAACTGCTGATTGACCGGGCGCTGCTGGAAGAGTTGCGCGACGCTGCGAATGAGTGCCGCAACCTGTCAAGCAGTAAGGCGCGCGACGTCTACTTTATGAATTTAACGCAGCAGGCGGACGAAATCCTTGAACGTCAAGAGCCAGGGGTTGAGGTGGTGGAAGTGGTGGCGCATTGCGCATTTGCTGATAACGGAAATATCCGGATGTGGGGACGGTCAGCCTCGACCCATTGTGAGCTGGTCGACTCGGAGGGAAGCAAGGCCGTTCCACTTATGACCGTCGCCCAGCACAATCGCATCGTCAAGCAGCTCGCCTCAAAGTAACCCCAACCCAATCAAACAACTGCCGGCCTAGTCGGTTGAGAGGAATTGTCATGCCCGAAATTAAAGATGCCGTGCTGAGCTGGCTTGCAGCTGGCCGCGTTGGTTCAAGCAGCAAGACAATGGCGCTTGCCGCGTGCGGGCTGCCCAACGATGGCGACTATCCGCACGACCCTGATGACCTTAATCGCTGCCTGCTAATGCTAAAGGCCGTGCCAGATGTTCGACAGCACTTCGACAAGATCGAGGCGCTGGGCGCGGTGTGGGCGCGGCTTATCAAGCGCTGGCCAGAGATTGAGGCGTCATTTCTTGATGAAGTCGGGCTGAACTGGAGTAAGGCGAAAGCCTCGCCAGCCACTTACAAGCTGATGCGTGAAGTGATCTGCAAAGAACCTGGCGTTGTTCACCTTGGCGGCGGAATGAGTTTCCGCACCCGCTAACCCCCACTCCCCATCTACTGGAGGGCAAAGCTATGTCGCACATCTACGAATCGCATACCGCGCACGGTTATGGGCGGTGGCATACATGCCAGCGGTGCGGGACAGCTAAGCATGGCGGCAACTACTGGCTTGCTGGATTTAAGAGCAGGACAGAACCGCCGTGCGAATACTTTCCAATCAACGCTGAGTGGAAGGCTAAAGCCACCACCGTTCCGCTTGAAGAGATTCCCTAACCCGCACTCCCCAGCCGCGCTGGGCGGGGAGTGCTTAAGTTGTCAATTCTGCCCAGCGGCAATACACACCTTTAGGGCTTGCTCGGTTCGGATGATGCCGGCCCGTAAGGCTCGATAATCCTGTCGAGCGGCTGGATCAAGCTCGGCCGTTTGCTCAACTCCAGCACCCACGCCGGCAGCTTCACCGGTGAACACAGCGGCAATGGTTCTGGTTTTGACGCGCAGCCCGCAACCAGCACCAGTATCAATACAGCGCTCAAACGCAGCAGATTTTGTTTCAGCATCAGACATCTCCTGTTGTGCGTGCTTGTCAGCAACCCACAGCGCCAACGCGGCGTTGTCTGCCGTGGCTTTCTCGGTCGCTTGGTAGGCCAGCTCAGCTTCGGCTATTTGGAGGCCGTAGCGCACGCCGTTGGCCTGCCAGCCGGCAATCACGCCGATGGCAAGCGCCCCCGCGATGACGTACAGGTTCAAGATTCACGGCCAGACAGTTGCGCGCTGGTTAAGGTCGGCAGCGGCTCGGTCGGTACCATCACATCAGCAGGCCAACGGTAGCCGGTAACGCGCGTCAGTGGGAACGCCTTGATGTTAACCGCGTCCCCTTGGTTGCCGCCCAGCACCAGCAGATTACCTGAGCTGTCGCGCCCAACCACAAACCCGACGTGCCCGCCGCCTGCCCGCGTGAACACCACGACGCAACCAACAACAGGCTGCGCAAGCATCACGCCCCACTGTAGGTATGATTTGGCGCTTTCAAACCGAGTCGACCGGATTCCGGCGCGCTCAAGCATTGCGCCGACGAATGCCGCGCACCAAGGGGTAGCGTCATCTTTTATGCCGCCGCGCTTGATATCCCGCCACATCTGCACAATGGCGGGATTGTTAGCCGTCCCCGGCAACTCTTGCATGCCGATCAACTTGCGCGAGTTTTGCAGCCACACAGGCTCAGTCATTGGATGCCACCTCTTGCTTGATGACGCGAGCCACGGCAGCGGCAGCAATCGTGATCGTTGATAGCGCGGCAAACACATGGGTCGGCACTAAGCCTTGCCACAGCGGAAGGGCTAGTTCCAGCGCGCCAAGTAGCACAGACAGAACAGCCAGGCGCACGGACCAAAGCCGGTGCGCCTGCTTTGCGTCGTCAATCAGTTTCATCGTGCCCCCCCCCAAAAACTGCATGATCTGCGGCCTCAATTGGTACAGCGCCCATAACGCAGCAGCACCAAAAAGCATGCCCTGCACCCGGAAGAACCCCAACTTAATCATGTCGCCCTGCTCGGCCAGCCGCGCCTCGATCTGCGGCAGCCGCTCAACGGCAATTTCGACTTTAGTCAGCCGGTGCGGCGTCTCCTTGTGGGTGTCCTCCAGCACGGAAACCTGGTGGGATAGCGTGTGCACTCCCTGCTCAAGCGCGTTCAGTCTTGGCGGTATGCTGGTCATTTCTTCAGTCATCCTCGGTCCTTAGCGTTTACTGTGGCAAAACTTCGTAACAGCCGCTCACCAAGAACTGAGCATCAGTAACGGCGGGGTAAGCCCCGTCATACTTCTTAACTCTGATGTATGCCGTTCCCGGAACAGTTCTGCAAAAAAGCACAAAATCGTTGACTGTCTGCATCCCATTAACCGCCGCGCCAGCGCCAACAGGATTGCCCTGATTAACTGGCAGACCTACGCGAAGCTCTCCACTCCCTGAGCCGCTGTTTGTAATTTTAGCGTAAGCCGAAAACCAAACAGTGTTACCTATGCGCATAAACCGACCGGATGAGTTAAACCCGCTGATAGAGCCAACGCTTGACGATATATTGGGCGTGTATGCTTGCCACTGGCCTGCCGGCGCTGCTGCGTTTGACATAACGTCCCCCCTCTGTAAGTGGTTTTTAAATATCAACCCCCAAGCGGTGAGGCTGCCGTCATTTCTTCTCATGCTGTTGTCATCATGCACACCCATACCGGGGATGTATGCAAACCACATGTGCCCGGTTATGCCGTTTAACTTCTCAAAGTTTGATACTTGCCAGCACCAGTCAACAAAATCGGCCATAAACGATTTCATGCGCTCGAACTCTGCTGGGTTTACGGATGAAATCCCTGCATCAAGGTTCGCGTCGTATCTTCCTGCGTAGTTGTCAATCCCGCTTTCGTCAATAAATATACAAAACTGGCTTTTGTATTGCCACCACCACTGTGTTTCCTCGGCTAACCGCTGATTACGAAAGTTCGATTGCCCAAGCTGCGCGTAAAGATGCACGCCGATAATCATGCAAGGGTCAGCGGAGAATCGTGTGTCAGATGTGAGGGCACCAACAGCCCCGTTAAGGTTTTGGCCGAAAAATGGCGGGTTTACAACGATAGGTCCGGCAAATCCTGCGCTACGCAGCGCCGACATATACGCCCCCATCGTTGATTGCCAGACAGCTACGTTGTTGACGTTGCCGCTGCCGTTCATGCCGTTAAGCTCGTTTGCTGGATTAATCCACACATAGGGATTTGATCCGTAGCGCGCAACAAGCTCTGACATAAAGGTCAAGGAAACAGATGCAGGAACAAAATCATTGCTGTTCTGTAGCTGCACCACCATGCCACGGCCTGTGGCGTCTGTAATGATCGCGTCAAGCATTTCAAGGTCTGAGGGGTACGATTGGCCATTTGTAGTGTCGAGGTATGCTGCGGCTTTCATAATTGCCGGCTCTACACCCACACGGATTAGATTGGCCCCTTGCGTTTTGGCGATTGCGATTTGGGTTAAGTCGTAGCACCATCGAGCGAAATAAGTCGGTTCGGAAACACCAGACGCTTGACGCTTTGAGTTGTCACGGCCTATTTCTCGGTATAACCAATTAGCCCTGTTCTGCTCAAAACTTACAAACAGGTAGTCAAACATCTGCACACCTTTAACGATAAATCTCTTACCGTCTGGGGCAATTATCTGCTTGCTTGGGCTGATCGTGAAGTTCATACGATCATCGGCGCTTGTTCGCCAACGACGAACTCAACACCTTCTGGAACTTCGACTAATATGTAGTTTTCTGGTGGTGTGAAGTCAGTCACACCGTCCCACATAATTAAGTTATCCACGCACCCGGTGCTGCTCACTATGGCATATACCTTTTCCATTTCTGCGCCCCTAGTATTTTATGATTGCTATGCCGGGTCCACCCACGGCACCCGCGCCAACTGTTGACGATCCGCGGCCTGCGCCACCGCTGCCGATCCGCCCATTATCCCCCGGCCCCATCGCACCATTGCCGCCAGCAGCACCAAAGGAAGTGCCGCCACCACTACCGCCAGTGGCACCGCCGACGCCGGACCCACCCCCACCGCCAGACGGATTCAGCGTGCCGCCCGAAGCAGTGCCGCCAGTCCCGCCGGCCCCAGTGGGGTTTGGCTGGCCTCCGCTGCCACCTAAGCAAGACATTCCGCTCATTGTGGACGTTCCGCCATTACCACCAGCGGCTCCAGCGGCTCCAGCGGCTCCAGCGGCACCAATAGTTACTGGGATTATTTGGTCTGGGGTAACTGCAACAACTAGGCGCGAATGCCCGCCGCCGCCGCCGCCGCCAGCTGTTTGCCCCGCAACACCATTGCCGCCACCACCACCACCACCGCCCCAAAGCTGAATGTCAAGGGAGTAAACGCCTGCCGGAACTGTAAAGTTTCCCGATGAAGTAATTGAGGCGACGCCGCTGGCCCTGATGCTTGACGAAGGCCGCCAAGAAGCGGGACTGATGTCTGGCTGATTGCCGATATTGGCCGCGCCAAGGGACAGATAAAGCGCCCCGCTGTACTGGGTTGCGCTGCCGATAAAGTATTCTTGCGCGGCGTTGTACTCGGGCACCCCCGCTTGGTGCAGGTATGCAAGAAGCTGGCCGTGCGCGTACATAGCGCCGTTGAAGTCCTGCAGCGTCGGCTGATCGGCGGGGCCGACAATCTGCCAACCGAGTTTGTAGTCGGGCGTGATCTGCGAAGTCAAATCGTCGGCCTGCGTTACTTCCCCGAAAAGAGTCCGGTTAGCGCCAGTCGCTTCGGACGCAAAAGCCTTTAAGTTGCCATTGAAGCGGTTGATTTTTGCCATGTCAGATCACCTTTCTTGCCAAGAAGCCGCCTTGGCGTGCCGGATTGAATTTGTCCGCGAAGCCGCGCGAAGCCGGGTTATTGCTGAGCCCGAACGTAGCACCAGGCTCGGCTTGTATTACGATTTTATAACGGACGCCTTGCGGTTTTGGCAGCAAGTTCAGAGCCCTGATCAGTCGCAGCCGGTCAAGGCTAACTGTCAGCGAGACGTACAGCGTAAGCGTCATGTCGAGATTATCGACGACGTAAGCCCGCCCGTCGAACGCCGCCAGGACCACGTCCTGGATTCCAATGTAGGAGTCGCTCGACAGGTAAGCCGATGCGCGATTTAGCGACGCCTTGACTCGGATAAAGAACCTGTAGTCGGGATCGCCAAGTTGCAGGTCGGTGAACGGAATTGAGAACTTATCGAAAAAGGGCGCGCCTACCCGCAGTGGGTTGAACTTGTCTGAAAAGCCTTTGCTATCAGGGTTGATGCTGAACCCGAAATAAACCTTTGGGACAACCGCAGGAACGTTACGGCTGATGCCGACGATGCGGCCCAGCACGTCAAGCTGCGCGCCGACGGCGTTGTCTAAGTCGAATGCCGGGTCAAGCGCGGCAAGAAACGCCCGCGTCTTCTCGTTGGCGGACGCGAGCAGCTCAATTTCGGCCTTGGCCTTGGGCATCTCCCAATACTGCTTGATCAGAAGGTTTGTGGTCTCTGTCAGCAGCGACATCAAATCACCTCGGTGACAGTGATGTTAGCGACGACAATCGTGAACTTAGCGCCGGGGGCAGGAGCTATCCGCCCGGCCACAAATGTGACGTTGTTGGCGCTCACTAAAAGATTGGTCAGCACGAACGAGTCGCCCGCCAGATATGCCGGGGCGTACAAGAACCCGGCTTGCAGCGGCGTGCCGATGTAAAATTTATAAGCAGCGATCTGCTGCTTGATCAGCGCAAGATCGACAGGGACAAGCGGGTCTTTTCGGGTTGCGGTGACGGTGACGTAGACGGGCGTGTATACCGGGCGCGCGAAACGGCGCACTTGCGTAACGATGAACGTGCTGCCGTCCGGGCGAGTCAGCGTCTCCGGAAGAAGAACCTCTATATCACCCTTGATGCCGGTGCCACCTGTTTTTTGGAACAGCAGCGCTTGCCCTATGTTGCTGACGGTACCGCCCTCGACCACAGGCCAAATGCTGTGTGCGTTCAAATCCTCCACAGGATCGTAGATGTCAGAATCGTTGTCGTAAACAAAGGCGTCAGTGACGCCAGGCAGGTTTAGCAGTCGGGCAGCCAGCGCGGCAGTCGTCGAGAATGCGGGATTTTCGAGCGACAGATTGCGTTTCTGGACAAATTCCTCGTCGGTTTCTTCGTCTACCCCAACAACGGCATTTCCCAGCGCGGCGAAAGAAGCCACGCCCAGCACCACCGTGACCTGCGTGAAAGCCGCGCCCGTTAGGCCGACCACTGCGCCGAATGCGGACGCCGTAAACGTGATGACGGTAACGCCAAGCGGCAGCGTCACAGCCACGGTTAGTTGCCAGAGCTGGCCAAGGTCGTCACTGATCTGATAGCCGATTGGCAGCGTCAAGATTCGGGTGGTGGTTATCTGCAAATCCCAAGTTGACCGGGTAGTCGGGCGCGGGAACACACCAGAAAGTTTGGCGATTTTCGCTTGGAAAAGACCGCGGGCAAAATCAGGGTCAAAGTTGTTGGCCATCGCAAGCCCGAACGCCTGCATGTCATGTCGGCCCTTGGCCTCAATGGCGATACGCTGGCCGTCTGGGCTTTCCTGAGTAACGATGATATCCGCGCCGTAGATCGCTTTGTAGCCATCAACCAGCTCGCCGAATATCTCGTCAAAGGACTGGATCGTTATCCCGCTGGCATCAATCGTTGGCCCTGGCATTACAAGCTCACCACTTCGGAAAATGAATCATCAAAAATCGTGCCAAACGTGAGCATTATAGTGGCGGCGCGGGTGCTTGTCTTGGTCTCGATTGACAGTGACGCGATCGTGGTCACTCCCTCGGTCGCGAGCGTGACGCGCTCAACCGCCCGTAATATATCCGCCTTGGTGTCGCGCCGACCCAGCAGGTCAATCCAGTCAATATGCGCGTCAGTGTCAAGGAAAAAGTCGGAGGCAAAGGACCGCAGGCGCGTAACCACGGACTGGCGCACAGCGTCGCCGCGAGAAATATAGGCCGCCCGACCGCGCCCAAAGCGCCAGTCCCCATCCTGATCTAATCCTGAAACGCGCATAATTACCGCCTAGCAATTGCCGTGCCATGAGTTTACACCATCACGCCACGTTTGTGATAAGGCCCGCGACCACTGTGCACGTCCTGCTGTCGCCAGTTGCAAACGACCCAGACCAGCCCGGCTGACCCGCGACCGTGTACGTCATGGAATTGGTATCGCCGATGACTGTCAGGCCTCCAGTCAAATCGTAATTCCCGACGTGCACCCAGTCGCCGGTCACGGTCGAGTCGCCGAAGCGGGTGATGGTAGCCGGGATGGTCTTTGCCATTGATGCGGGATTTACGCCAACCAAGGCAAAGCAGTCGCTGTAGTCGTGCATGCGCTGCTCAAGTGGAGGCACGTTGTCTGCCCCGGCATACCAACGGTCAAAGCAGCGCTCAGCCACCAACAGCAAACAGTAGTCGCCGACGGCTATCGGGTGCGCGTCGTAGCTTGATCCGCCCTGCAGGAATACGGGCGGCACAGCCGGGAACACACACAGCGTCACGGGCACCCCATCAACGACGCGCTGAATCACCGGCTGCACGTCGATGGTTGTCGCGTTGACCGCCGTTATACGCCCGATGGTGATGGTGTGCGTGTTGGCAAGCGCCGTTATTAGGGCGTCACTGAGAACGTCCGGCAGCTCTGTTTTTTTATCGGTCATGTCGGCACCGTATAATTTTCGGCAATAGCGGCTGTCACGGTCTGGCTCCAATCGTTGCCGTCCGTGTCGCCGCTGTAGCTGATAAGGCTGGTTTTGTAGATGGCGTTAAGGTGCGGCGCGGTGACGCTGATTAGGCGGAACAGCCCGCCAACCTTAAGCGACGGGTTCATCCACGTTACCAAAGTCAGCTCTTTGCCCCGAGATTCCGGCGTGTTCTTCAGGCCAGTCTCGGCACTGATCACCGGCACGAACGAGCTGACAATTTCGTTGCCGCCCAGGATGTTCAGCCGCTCGTCATCAATGAACCATCGCTGATCCGCGTCAAGCATTTCGCCGACCACTGCCACCGAGCTTCCCACCAGAATCTTCGGTCGGATCAGTTCGCTCATTGCGCCGATCTTGCCCTTTGCGGTGTTTGGCATAGTGCCGATGATAGCGTCGATGGCAGCGGCCTTGCTTGTCACGGCCGCCGAAACAAACGCCCGCAAGAAGTCGTTGCCACCATCAAGGGCGCTGATCGTCGTCACAAATACCGCACCCTCGCGCCCGCTCGAAGCGGTGTCGATTGAGCCGCGGAAGATGGTTTCGATGCCCGCCACATAGCCCACATCAAGCTGAATCGGGAAGTGGTCGCCCTGGTCGTCGTCGCGTATCAGCTGCAGGCGTTTGTCAGGCCCAAGGCCGTAAGCCTTGAGCGTCATTTTGTTAAGGTCGGACTGATCCGACTTATCGACGCTGAACGTGATCCGAAACGGCGGCAGCACGACAACAGCCCTCGCGCCAATGCCGATCGTTAAGCGGTAGTCGCGCAGAAATCGCTCGGTCATGCTGGCACCTCAGCGCCACGAACACCCAGTATTTCTTCTGCCGTGACGAAATACAGCCCGCATCGGCCCTCCGAGAAGTCGCCCAGCCGGAACGGAGATAGCCCGCTTGCGTCGGTCGTGCTGACAATAAAATCGAACGGCCAGTTTAGCGAGCGGATATGCAGGCAGCCCAGCGACAGCATAAAGCCGTTGTAAGTCTGGCCGCGCCACGACACCGACAGCGCCCACATTTCGGTCACTTGGTAGAACTCCAGCGTGACGGTTATTTCTTCGTCCTCGACAAGCAGTAGATGGCGCTGTCGAGGCTCGTCCGTGATGTTGATTATCTGGAACGCCATAGCTATCTCCCCGTGAGCGCGGTAAGCAAAGATTTTTGCTTTTTAGCGCCTGCAGCAGCACCAGAAGTCGCGCCCGATGTCGGTGACTGCACGCCCTTGTCGGACACGCCCCCGACTTGAGAGGCCACGGCAGGGGCTGGTTTTTGGTAGAACTCAGACACATCGCTGAACAGCGTTTTGCCGATGCGGAATTTTTGGGCCGTCAGCGTGAACGACAGTGCGTTTCGTTGATTGTCGCGCGTGATGGTGACCGAGTTGATGGCCATGCTTTCGTGCGTGCGGAATGGCATGCTGATGGTGACAAGCTGTTTGCCGTAGTGGATAGACTCGATAAAGTCAACGAACTGCTCGCGGACCGATTTGCCGCCGCCCCCGCCGCTGGTTAGCCGGGCAGAGTTAGCGCGCCCAGCCTGGAAGGCAGCACTGATTGCGCGGAAGCGGTCAGCGGCTGAGTTAACGACAGCGGCAACCCGGCGCGCCTGCGATGGCGTGCGGCGCGGCAGAAACGCCGTTACGACGCCGACGGCCGGCAATCGAGACTGTGAAGCGCTGACCGGTGCCGGAGGGATGAACACATCCGCAACGTCGCCGCTGATGCTGATTTTGATCGGACCGTTAATCAGGCTGTCGCCGATATAACTGCCGTCTTCAACCGTCTCCGTAGGTGACTGCGTTTCGTAGGCCGTCGAGTCATTGATGCGAGCAAACAACGTAAAGCCGCCAATGCCAACTTCTTGCGCGCTACTACTGTCTAGCGCTTCACTCTGGCCGCTCTTATATGCCTGATAGCTCATTATCGACCGCCTCGGTTAACTTGCGTCTTGGCCGTTTTCAATTGGTCCTGCAGCGCATTATTCACTGCGGCCCCTGCCGCCTGCGGGTCATTGCTGCTAACGTTGATCTGCACCTGTTGCTCTATGCTGCTGTTGCTTGTGCTGTTGCTGTTGTTGGTAGCACCCATCGCAATCGCACCGTTTGGCGTTATTGGCGCGGCAGCACCGTCCAGCCCAGGAGAGCCGGCTAAGCCATCCGCGCCAGAAGCGCCAGAAGTGCCAGAAGTGCCAGAAGTGCCAGAAGTGCCACCCCTAACAAAACTCAGCGCCCAGTCGGGCAAAATGGAGCTGATACCGCCCGCAATCGCGGAAAGAATGCCAGCCCATGCCGACGACAGAAAATCGAACAGCCCGCCGAAAACGCCTTTGATGCCATCAATCCAGGACGAAAACGCCGACGAAAGCGAACTCAAAGCGCCGGAAAAGTCACCACTGAACAACTGCACGGCGGCGTCAAAAAGCAGGCCGATCGCTTGGAAGAATGGCCCTATGATATCCATCACGGCAACCACCATCCCGTTGAAAGCATCGACGATGCCGTGCATGACCGGAACAATATCAATGCCAAAGAACTCTTGGAAGAAATCGGCGATTACCGACTGGCCTCCGGTGAACGCCGTTATCAGGTCATCCACCACAAGGAGGAGCGCAACGATCCCCAGGGTGATCAGGACAACCGGCGATAGGAGAATGCCCATCACAGTGGCCAGCCCGCCAGTCGCCAACCACGCCACCCCGAAGGCCGCCGCAACTGCCAAAGCGATGGGGGCCATTCGCTCCATAAAGCCCATCGTGGACATGAGCACTTCGCCCAGCACGACAAGGCCGCTTTCGATCAGCTTGTGATTGGTTTCGAGGAACCCTACAAACTTGTCAGTGAGCGCGGTCATCGCGGGCGCGAAGCCTACAGCCACAGTGTTCTGAATGCCCTGCATGCCGAAGTTGAGCGTTGTCAGCGAGTCGTTGAACGCGGCAGCGGCATTGGCCTGCTCGGTCGATACAACGCCAAGCCCGCGCGCTTTGGCGGTCAGCTTGCCCAGCTCTTCCGACGACAGCGAAAGGGTCTGTAGCATCGACTGATTGATACCCATCTTGTCGAGGATGTTGGTTTTCTGGGCAAGGCTCATGCCTTGCATTTTGTCGGCAAGCTCCAGCATCACCGCGTCCGCGCCTTTGATCTGGCCAGTTGCGTCGGTCATGCTCAAGCCTAAAGCTTCGATGGTGTTCTTGGCTGGGCCTCCGCCTTCGCTGACGAACTCGCCCATGCGCTTATTCAGCTCAAGCATTGACGACGACACGGCGTCCAAACTGGAGCCGTTGACCGATGCCGCAAAACCCAATTCTTGGATGCGCTCAACCGCCACGCCTGTCTCGCGGTTGAGCTGCGCCAGGGGGTCGATGGTGTTAAGGACGCCAGCAGTCCACGCGAAGAAACCACCTGCAGCGACGGCAAGCGCGGTACTTGCCCCCGCCAGCAGGCCGACGGACATTTTCAGGTTGGAGTTGAAACTCTCCTGCGGCGTCAGCGACCCGATAAAGCTGAATCTCGTAACCAGTTCGCTAACGACCGCCATTTTGAGCCTCTCTTATATGATGCGCCTGGATGTCTGCGCTGATGTGCTCGAACTCAATCGCGTCAAGGAACTCGTCTGTGTCCCAGGCCTGAATCTCAGCCAGGCTTCCATACCCGGCCTTGACTAGCGCGAACATCGCCATGCGTTCGCCGTCTACATTGGTTTCGCGGATGTAGTCGTCTTCTCTGTCGCGACCCCGGATGCTGAGGCGATACCGACGGCGCGCATAAAAGGATATGACATAACCCCCATAGCCGTGCTAACGAGCATCATGTAGTCCTCTGGGAACTCTTCCCAATGATCAGGCAGCTTGCCGATAAGGCTTCCGTCGATGCTGATGTTTTTCCACATCAACTCTTCGACAGAGGCGTAGGCCGGGGTGTCAAGGAAAGAGAAGTTGCCTTCTGACATTTGCCGCTGGACCGACGATTGATAGGCGAAAACCTTGCGGCGCTCGACGTGCTGCATTTTGTGGAACTTATATTTGCGCCCGTTGATTTCGGCCTCGCCGCCTTCGTAAGCGGCCCGGATTTGCGCCATCGCGGCTTCTTGCTTCTCTTTGTTAGTCATGGCTTACAGGCTCCGTTTAGCGGTGCGGAAGCGGATGGTGTACTCCATCATTGCGTCGCCGTCTTGGTTGTTTTTGGTTTGCGTTGGTTGAGTGGTGAGGCTGCCGGCTTCCATCAGCCAACTCTCAATGCCCGTGCTGCCGTTGCTGGTGTAGGACTCTTTCAGCGAGCCGTCGAACACCACCAGCGATGGCGCGTTAAGTGCGGCCAGCATAGCCACGTCATCGGCGCTGTATCTCTGCAAGCGAAACGCGAGAACGCGCACATCCTTATCCATGCGCTCGCTGATAGTCACGCCGCCCGAGGCGCTGTTAACGTGCGACGATGCGTCATTCTCCGGGGTTAGCGTCAGGTAGTCGCCTTTTCCGAATGCGGTCACGGCCCGGTCGTTGAGGATCAGGGTCGCGCTGTTGGCTTGGATTACGATAACGGTCATGGTTCGCGCCCCTTACAAGCCGAAGTTGATGATGATGTCAACGCTGTGGATCGCGCCGGCATTCTTGATTGCAATCTGAATGACAGGCGACTTGCGGTCTTGGCGATCAGCCGGCGGCTGGTCTTTCAGCAGGCCGGCCAGAACGTAAAAGCCAAACTGCTCGATGTTGCGGTTGAACGTGTCGATCTGGCCAAAGGAGTCTGTGCTTGACCAGGAACCCGGCGCAAGCATGCCGGCGCGCACGAATTGGCGACAGACTTTCTCATTAGCCGCGACCAGCTTGCCCACATCCTGCACAGTCTGGGCCAGTTTGGTGCCGGTCTGCTTTAGGGTGTTGAAGTTGCCCGTCTGGATCGCGTCGATGAACGCGATGACGTTGTACACGTTATCGACAAAATCGTTTGCGCTGCTGGTCAATACGGCAGGGGTGTCCTTGATGGTGGCGTACAGGTCAAGGCCGACGCGCTTAGCCGCATCAATCTCGGTCTGGGTGTACACCTCGGCAGGCACAGCCAACTCTTTCAGGTTCATCGTGATGGCGCTGTTCTCAGCGCTAAAGTTCACGGTGTGCGTGCGCGCCATGTAGCTCGCAGCCATTAGGCGATTGCCGGACTTGCTGAGCAAGCAGCGGAAAGAGGTCTGGCGCGCCAACTTGACGACCCAAACGGGGTTGGCTGCGGACACCACAGAATAGGACGCGCCGCTAAACACCGTGTACATGATGACTTGGTTCGCCATTGCCCAGGCGGCGATGGCCGGAACTTCTGCGTTTAGCGTCAAGTCAATGAAGCAGCCGCCCTTGAAGTTCACCTTGGCCTTGAGCGCTGACAGCGATTCGACCTTGGTTTCGATTGGCAGCACAGCCGATGCCGCGCCCTGAGTGAGCGTGCCGCCAGTGCCGGACGCCAGAGTGAGCAAGCCGCCGACAAACGTACCGCTTGCACCCGCCACTGCGTTGGTTAGCAAGCTGGCGATGCCGGTGGTTGCGCTGGTAACGGTGAAGAAGCCATTCAGGTGCGCGACTGTTGCGCCTGCGATGGCGGAATCAAGAAGCGCAGCAACGCCGTCCAGCGAGGTGATCACGCCGAAGTCGAGCGCACTGGCCACGACCGTCACACCGTCTACGTCAATGTCAAAGCTGCCGTCGGTGATCCCCTGCAGCTGGCTGATCAGTGTGGCCTCAACGAACTGGGTGGTGATCAGCGTCGCAGCGCTCGCCGGGACAGTTTCAGCCGTTGCGCGGTGCAGGCCGATGATCAGCGAGCCGCCGAAGTTGATGGCATTTGGCCTGGTGCCAAAAACAGCCTGAGCGTATTGAGTGGCGGCAGCGGCGGTGCCGAAGTCAGCTTCAACCGCTGCGGCGTTGCGGTAGCTGCGGAAGCGCTCAGCGCTGTTGATAACGCCCTCTTCGCTGGTCAGCACGGCGATGATGTTCATGTTGTCCGTCTGGGCAAGCTGGCCCTCGGGGATCAGCGCCACATTGACGACGTTCGTGATGCTTGCGTTATTGCTCATAAATCAATCCTCGTTCGCCGATGATGCGAAGCTGTGCGGTGTCTATTCGGAGTATATCAACAACAACAGTTGGAGAATAATGCACTTGGCATTCCAGTTGCATGCGCTCGCCATATTGCTGGCCGGTCAGCGACTTTACGTCAGTGGCCGGGCCCGGGTGCCAGAGGGTCAAGCCAAGCGCATCTTGCAGCTCAAGCGACTTCTGCGAGCGCGCCAACAGGCGGAAATTACGGCAAAGGGTGTGCGCCGTCGGGCCGTAGAAGTCGAACGTAACTGCGCGAGAAACAAGCTCTGCATAGGTCATTTCCTCGGCCACGTCGTCGTACTGCGAAGAGCTTGCCAGGGGCGCGTCACCTGACAGCGCGTCGACGACAATGAAAGGCTGCTCGAAGTCTTTGCGGTCGAAATTTTGGCGACCAATCTTGATCATGGCCTCCGGGTGCGGCAGCAGGTCGCGCACTAGCCGCCCCAACTGGATCAGTATCGGGTCGCTCATAACGTGGCCACCAACAACGGCAGCTTCGTTTCTTCACCGACCACTTCGCTAAAACCATACTGCTGATAGCCCTTACGGAATAGCACAAGCTTGAAGTCACGCCCCTGCCACTCGATATATTGTCCGATGGCCATCGGCGTGACGCTGTGGATTTGGATGTACTCAAGCGAGTAATCGATCTGGCCGACTTGGAGCTTTTCGGGATCGGCAGGCTGAACCACGGCGGCGATAGGCATAGCCGAAACCGTCACGGTCGGCACAAAATCAACAGTCGTTTCGCTGACTGTCTTGAGAGTCACGCCCTGCGCCCAGTCGTCAAGCACGTCGCTCATGTCGATAAGCATTATTCAACCACCCAGGTGATGGCGTTGCGCAGAATGCCGGTGTCGATCAGCACGCCGCTCGATCCTTTGGCGTCTTTGGTGGACCGCTCAATATCAGGCCACGCGCCGTAGCCCTTGGAGCGGAATGCGCCGACGCTGATATTGCGCGCGGCCAGGCCTACGCGGCCCAGCGCCTTATCAACCGCCATGCCAGCCTCAAGCACCAAGTTAAACTGCGTCTGTATGGCAAGGGCCAACTCGGCCCTTTTCATCTGCAGCGGGCCGCGCAAGAACGAGCGCATAGGCACGCGAGCTGTACCGTACTCATGCCAGATGCCGACCTCGAGGACTGTCGGTGCCGGGCCTGCCCCGTCATTGGTGTAGGCCTTGCTTGTCGCAGTCTCGCCAGCTGGCAACCCGACCTTGACGCTGCTGGTCTTGGCCTGTTGCATCGCGGCCAACTGGTGCTGAACCAGCTTTAGGGTCTGCTCAGGCGTCATACGAACACCGCCCCGATTGCCCGACCGGTCAACAGCCAATAGCGCTGACCGTAGCGGGTCGAGCTGAAGAACGTGGCAAGGCCGCTGCCTGTCGATGCTGTGCCGTAGCTGGCCGACACGCTGCCTACCGACTTGCTTTCTGCGGTGCGCGCGGCGCCAGCGCCCGACAACGATTCCAGCACCAACAAATGAGCGATCAGATTAAGGACCGCCTCTTTGGTGCCGTCGGCGTAGGTCAGGCAGGAATAGGATGGCCAAGAATCGGCGACGCCAGCCACCCACGGGAGTGTCGGAAACCTCGCTTCGAAATCGGCCTGGACAGTCATTTAAACGAACTCAACCAAGCCGAGAGCGATTGCGCGCTTGACCTTGCCGATGATGCGCTCGTCTTGCTGCATAGCCTCGGTAAACTCAGCAGTGCCGAAGCCCGCCAAACCAAGAACCGACATAGGGTTAGCCGACAGGTTGCGGATGAGCACGCGGTCTTCAAGCTCTTCAAGCTCTTCGACTACTTCGACTACTTCGACCAGCTCTTCAGCTTTTGCCTTCGTCATTACAAGCGCTCCAAATAAATGGCCCGTCCTTGGGCCTGGGGAAATTACAGACCGGTGAGGGTGGCGGCTGCGCCGTCCTCAATCACGTCCAAGCCAGCGATGGCAAAGTACGACTCAACGTAGTACTTGAAGCCGCGCTGATCGATGCTCGACACGTTCAGCGGCACCGGCAAACGGAACTGCATACCGCGACGGTTCTGCGACAGAGCAACAGTCACGGAAGCAACGGCAGCTTGACCGGCCTCAGCCTTGTTGGTCATGCCGAAAGAGATCTCCGGGAAGTTCATTTGCAGGGCGCGCAGCACGCTCATGTCAGTGCCTGCAGTGTTCAGGAACTTCGACATTGCCTGGTTGTACACGCTGTTAGGCATGACGACGTGGGTGGCTTTGTATGCCGGCACGTTGAACACGTTGGCGTGTTGGCGCAGGATCAAATCAGCAATTTCCTGATAAAGCTCCAAGCCGGTAGCAGCCGCCGCGGTTACCGCTGCTGTATCGGTGTCCCAGCCGGTGTAGTTCAGCAGACCAAGGGTCTTCTGAGTGCCGTCGCTGCGCTTCTGGCCGATGTAGCCGATGGCGTCAATCTTGCGATTGTAGACCTCGGCGTGCGCTTCCAAGAATCGGGCAGGCAGATTGATGTTCTGCAGCTCTGCCTTTTTAAGCTCCACCTCAGACCAATCAGACTCGGCTTCCATGGAGAACACTGGAATATTGTCGTCTTCGCCGTTCAGCGTGATTTTGCCGGTGGTGTTGGTGTTGGTGCCGGACTCGCGGTAGTCACCTTCAATGGCCAGCTTGAGCTTCTTGATGCTGTCGCTGTAGCCGCCTTCGTTGTTGACCGTGATGCCCTGCAGCAAGAAAGTCAGCTCAGCGTATTCCTGAGTGAAAATCTCGGTCGACAAGTGCTCAAGGTTGCGAGCAAGGATGATGCCGCCTGCGTCGGTGAAGCTGCGCTTGGCGAAAGCCGCTTTGTCTTCGAACGACTTGATGTCGTACAGCTTGAACGGGTCACGCTTGGTGATAGGCATGACTTAAACTCCAGTCAGATATTGAGGAACGAGAACGAGCCAAACGTTGGCTGCCTTCGATTCCCAGAACACACAGCCGGGAACGATGACGTTCGAGGCCGAAACGGTTGTGGCCTTGCCGCTGTTAGCGCCAGCGGCGTTGACCGCGTACACCTGGCCGAATTTGGCCGGGGTTACGCCGGTCGGTACATCGACCGTGACGAAGCCGAAGTTGATCACTTCCGCGACCTGATCCGGCGCAATGCCAAGCTTGGTGTAGGTCAAGTTTTCCAAAGCGCTGGCGATCTTGCGGCGGGCAACGCCGGCAATGACCGGAGTGGCTGAAGCGTCGAGCAGGTCAATGCTGCCGGATGCGTATTTGACGAAGCGGCCCGGAACTAAGGCCTCTTCGAAAACTTCGAAAGCCGACACGTTGTAGGGGGATGCGGCGATAGCGTGACCGCTACCGAGGTCTGGCACGGCGGCCAGTACAGTATTATCAAAAGCCATGGGTTAGGCCTCCATTTCTTTTTTGAGTCGGGCGGTCAAGCTGCTTTCAGCAACGTGGTCCGCGAAGTTTGCATACTGACCGGCTTGCTTTTTCAGCAGCTTGAACGCCACCGGCAACTCGGAGTCAGCAAAAACAGTCGAGCCGTGCTCAGTGGCAAGGGCGTCGCGCATGATCTGCACAGTGCTCTTATCGCCGAAGTTGTAGGTGTCGGGAACGAACGCGCGCGCCTTGTCGATGGCGATGGCATGATTCTTGACGGCTACACCGACGGCTGACTTCACGGCGTCTTTGAACGCGGCGGAGTCAGTCACGGCAACCACAGGCTCTTCGTCCGTGTCCACGGCTTCGTCTTCGGCAGGCTCTTCGTCTTCGACCGGCGCTACTTCTTCGGTTTTGATGCCGACAGCACTGGCAATGTCCATGATTTCCTGCAGCGCTGGCATCAGCTCTTGCAGCTTGTCGACGGGCACGTTTTTGATCGCTTCCGGCAATGCGGCGGCGACCTCGACAATTTGGGATAGGCTAGCCACCCCGTCGGCGTCGGTGAACGCCTTGTGCACTTTCTTCGGCATGATAGCCTCCGGGTTGGGTTTACGATCAATAAAGCGGCAGCCTGAACCGCAGCGGCCCTGGTCTACTACCGCTAGGTGAGTCGGGATAATGTCGCGCTGTTCAAAGTCGTATTTGTCGTGCGCAACGAGTTTTCCGGTGTAGCCAAGCGACAACTCCCGCTTGCCGCTTTCGATGGCTTCAAGCATCAGCGGGTCAAGCGTGAGAAGGTTTTGAATGGCGAGGGTCGATGCCAGAGATTCGTCAAAGGCGTCAATAAGCGCAGATGACGCGACTTTGCTGGGGTTGTCTGCGTCTTCGGTGCCGGGCTCAATATGATCACCCAGAACCGGGATGCCCGGCATAAGTGCGGCGGCGCTGGCGATGGTGGCAGGCGAGCGGTAAACGTAGAAAATCCGCTCTGCAGGCTCCATGCCAAGCTCGCTGCCCAGGTACTCAAGCACGCCATCACGCACACTGATGGCTGATTTCATCTTGCCGTCGTATGCCGCAACGTCTGAAAAGCTAAGTGTTGTCACTTCTGCGCCCTTGGCATGGTTCTTGGCAGATTGTACTCCACGTTATAAATAATGCAAACGGCGGGCCAGTTCTATCAATCTGCTGTTTCAGGAATTACAAGTCGGTATCCGCACCGGCAATTGTAATCTGCGCCAGGCAGCAGGCTGACGCCATCCGTGGAAGAATAAAGCCCCTCCGCTAAGTCAAATTCCTTGCCGTCGCGCGCTGCGTGCGAAGGCCTGACGCGCTCGTCTCCCGCCGTCTCCCACACAGCCTTGGTTATGCCTAAGTTTTGCGCTCTCACCTTGGTGGTGATTGAGTTGTAATTCTGCACCTGATTGCGAGCAAGAAACTTGGCATGGTTTTTGCGGTTCTTAACTATGTCGTCAAACTGGTCGACAACGCTGCTCAACGAATCGCCTTGGCTCATCGCGAACAGAGTGTTGTTGGTGAAGGTCTGAAACGTCTCGTCGCGCAGGGTCTTGATCCATTGGGCAGTTTCAAGCATCAGCGCATTGGTGGTCGACTTAAGGCCTTCTTTTGCAATGAGCGCGGTCACGTCGATGCCGGTTGCCTTAGCCACGCGCGCATAGAACTCTTGCTTAGACCTTGAGTCGAGCTTACCCAGCATCTTGCTGGTCATGGCCTCAATGCGTTTATCGGGGAATTGCTTCAGCAGCTTTTTTTGCACCTGCCTCGAAAGCCTGAGCAGGATCGCGGCGAAGTTGCCGGCCTGGGCGTCCGCAAACTTATCAGCGGTGCTGGCCTGCAACTCGCCAAGAACTTGGTTTTTAAACCGTTCACCCATCTGCGCGACCATAAATTCAATCATGTCGCCAAGTTCGTTTTCAATCGCGCGCGGCGACTTGGGCGACTTTATCAGGGTCTCTTTTTCCGCGCTGACGTCGCGTTTCATTCGTCACCTTCCGCGCCGAACACCGCTGACCACGGGTCATCCTTCACAATATCGTGTTCCTTGAGGTAAAGCCGATAGTCCTCTCCCAGCCCGGCCAACTTGACCGCGTTGTCAATGGCCTTGGTCTCGAAGTCCAGCCGCTCAAGCGCGGTGCCACCTTGGTTTTCCTTAAAGGCCGCACCCTCGATACCGAACACGCGGCACAGCTGGTCAATCGGCTCGGCCAGGTGGTCGAACTGCAAAGCCTCGGTCATGTCTTGGAACGACTGACGCTCTTGCGACCCTGTGCTGTTCAAGCCGCCGACGGACTCACCAACGAGGATCGGCAGCGGAATAGAGGTGACCATGGCCAAGCGGCGCAGAGTGATGTTGTCCACGTCTGCAAGGTTGGTCAGCGCCTGGGTCACCGCGAGCACATCGTCCTCAGCGTCAATGATGCCGTCGCCGTAGATGCTGCGCAGGTCGGCCAGCTTGCTGTAGTACTCGACTAGCGCGTCGTCATCACCACAAGCTATACGGTCCTTAAACCCTTTGACCTTGTGAAACATCACCGCGTTTTTTTCGACGATAGTGGCCGACGCACGCTCTACCACGCCGTCATTGATAAGCTGGTTATGGATCAGCTCAAACTCGCTGACGCCGCCGTATTGGTACAGCGGCAAGTCCTGCTCGGCAGGCATGTGATAAACGAAGTCGATGACGCGCGAGTGGTGCAAGAGCGCGCCGTTCACAACGTAGGATGCAGGGCGCTGGTAACGCTCGTCGCTCAGGTCACGACCAGCGCCAACAGCGGTGACCATATCGCCGCTGAACACGTCAAGCTTCACGCGGCTCAGGTCGAAGCCTTTCGCGGGTGCTGAGTGGTTAGCGCCGCGCTCATTAATCAGGATGATGCCGCGACCAAACCCGAGCATGAACTTGGCGGCCTTTTTGACCGCGCGCTGCAGCTTCTGGTTATACAGAGCCTCGCCTTGGCCCTCAAATTGCAGAGTGCCATTCAGCGCATACGCCGCTTTGATGCGGATGATTTTCGAGCCTAGGCCGCTACGATATATGGCGCGCAGCTGCTCAGGATGAATTTGGCGGGCCGTGATGATGTTTGCGGCCTCAGCGCTGCGGCGGTTTGCCAGCTTGTTGACGATGTTGGTCAAGCCATCAGTGTGACTAGTCCGCCCTTTAGCTGCTCTCGGCTGGGGTTTCGCTCTGCGGCTCATAGCAATGCCTTGTAGTCAATAGTTCGTTTTGAAAGTATATCTTGTATTGCGTCCATTGTCGGGTCGACCTGATCATCGTGTGCGCCGTTCGGAAACGCGGCAAACTCAGACAGGTAATCCGACAGCCAAGGCGCGGACGCCGGCAGCAAGACATTTCCCGATTGCATTAAAGGCGAGGCGTCATTTGCCCTGGTGATCTTGTCGACACTGCGCGGTATGCCAATAATCGGCACGCCCTCGCGCTTGAGCGTCTGTATCAGGCCGGTGCCGCTGGCCTTATCCTCAACCTTGAATGCACGAAGCGTGCCATTATTATCAGCCTTGTGCTTGGCCCAGAAAGCGCGCGCCTGAATCTGCAGCTCAGGAGCCTCCCACTTGCCGCGAATTTGGTCGATCATAACGGCCTGCCCATCATACGACTCGCCCCAGCACTGGAAAACACTGTAGTCGTTCTGCTCCTTGGTTTTCATGGCGGTGTCGCCGTAGATTGCCCGCCACTTGAGGCGCGGCATTACGGTGTAATAGCGCCACCACTCAGCCTTGAAAAGGTTGCCGCCAGCCGCCACAGGCATTTGCTGATAGAGTGCTTCCCAGTTGTCCGAGGACATAATGCTTTTTCTTTCTAGCAGAAATTCAATAGATTTATGCTCTGGAAATAAAGCCTCGCCTGCCTTTCTGTGTTTTTCGTCGACTATGGCTATAGCTGGATAGGTAAGCACTTTAAGGCCTGGGTATTTTTGTATCAGTCGACCAATTGGGTCATCCAAGTGCCATCGCGTCAATATGCAAAGCAGCGCGCCTGTTTCGCTAAATCGCGTAAAGAAGTCGTCAGTTAGCCAGTCCCATGCGCCGTTTCGAATTGCCTCGCTGTTTGCGTCCTTGCGACCGCGTATAGGGTCATCAATCACGCCCAGGTCAAGAGACTCGCCAGTGATTGACCCGCGAACTGTCGTATTACGGAAAAAGCCAGTAGTCCCCGCATACTCAAGGATTTCTCGGTTTCTCATCACTTGGCCCGATACCGTTACAGAGTTTGACTCGTTAATGCGCGTGCCCGGGAATATCTCTTTGTAAATATCGGAGTCGTAAAGCCGTTGTAATTTTAGATTTGCGCGAATGCCGAGCCGCTCAGAAAAAGACGTGTAGATCGTTCTCAGATCAGGGTTTTGCCCTGCTACCCACGAAATAAAGTCAACAATCTGTACCGATTTGCCGTGCTGGGGGGCTGCCTGGATTACAAGTTTTGGGCGGCTTCCTGCGACCATTTCTTTGTAAAATGATTGAAGCTCAGCGCCAACTTCTTCCTGCCACCAGCCCCACTTATCTTTCGGGTTAATTGTTTTTCTGTAAGTGATAAAGCAAGCGCGGGCTTTTCTTATCCGCTGTTCTTTTAGCAGGGCAAAAATTTCATCGTTTGATGCCATATTTTGCCAGCTCCACTTCTAGCTCTTCGTCACTCATTGCCGCTGCTTTAGGGCTCATGCTGCCGTCTGAGCTGGTGTGGTCAATGACCTGCTTATCAAGCCCGCAAAGCTTGGCCTTACCCATCGTGGCACTGACTGCTGCGGCTGACTGCGGGGTGTCTGCGGTCAACGCGGCTTGGCGAGCCTCTTCAAGCTCCAGCATCAGGCTATCCACCGTCACGCTGTGGCGAGCCATTACCGGGACTCGCAGCTCAGCAATTCGCGCCGTAATCTTGACGTTTTCCAAAACCTCAAACGCTTTCCGGTTGACGCTTGCTGGCGGCATGGCTCCAACGTTGTAGGTAGCCCTATAAGCCGCCGTAGCGTTACCCGTTTCAAGGTACGCCAGGCAAAAGCTTTCTTGCTTTAGCGTTAGCTTTCCCATTGCTTTAATCCTGCCATCGTGTTGAGCGTTGATCATATCAGCGTTTTAACTTCTCGCGCGATTTAGCGCTTAGGCTTTGGTGGGGCGCGCTTGCCGCTGGAGTCAATTCGCAAATCATCGGTGGGACGCTGAATAGGCTCAGGCTCAGGCGTGAAATCGTCGTAGTGCTCACCGGTGTTTCCGTTCTGGCCTATTGCGTCGATACGCGAGTCGTCGACGGGCCACTCAACGGACGGGGCTTTCTTGCCCGCCATAGCCTTGCGCTCAAACTCGACCAGCATGTCGATGCAATGTTTAGCCTTCTCCAAGTCCTGAATGCCGCCCTTCTCACGAAAGCGCGATATGTACTTGATGGCCGTGTGCTGGCAGGCGTCTAAGCCGTTGGCCATGCTGTACTCCATTGGCTGAATGGCCATGCCCTTGTAATGCCCGCCGCCGATCTGCGTATCTAGTGCGTTCATTGCTTCCCCCTGGTGTCTCGGTTGGTCGTTATTAGCGGTGGCTGGCCTTCATCTAGCGGCCACGGGTGCCAGCGTCGGCAGTCGTGGCGCAAAGATCTCGAAAGCTGCTGAAGCTGGTCGTGACGTGAGCAGGGTCAATCGGGCAAAGCACTCTCATGCGCGCGCCCTCTTAAGCTCGCGCAGTCGCGCCCGGTAGTCGGCAATCAGCGTCTTTAGCTCGTCGATGGTGTAGCGCTTGGCGTCGTGCTTACCCTCCAGCCACTCCACGCGATCCGCTCCAATGCGGCGCACCAGCTCAAGGCGATAGTTCACAATGTCGCCGCTCTTGTGGTTGTTGCAGGGCGCGCATTGCTTCCAGCAGTTCAGCGGCTCGAAGCGCAGCGCTGGGTTACCCCCAACAGTGCGGTAGTGGCCGGCGTGATACTGACCATCGTGGTGACGGCCGCACGATATGCAAGGCAGGCCGGCGTCACGCTCACGCACCCAGGCGTTAAAAGCCTGCTGAGCATCTTTCAGGTAGTCCGCGCGGGATTTGATGCGCTCTTTTGCGGCCTTGATTGCCCGGCGCTCGATCTTCTCGATTGCGACGCGCTTCTTCGCCTCTTTCGCTGCCAGAAGCGCCAGCGCACAGTCAGGGCCGCACCACGTCTGGAAACTTTCGCGCGGCACGAAAGGCGTGCGGCATGACTGGACGGCGCACTTCTTCAGCTTCTCACTGACGGCCTTCAGGGGTTTGCGTGCAATCATGCCGCCTCCCTAAACACTTCAAATTCGGCCATTTCCGTCAACCTTTCCTCGGTCAGCGACGGCCAGTCAGTTGCCACCAGATACGCGCAACATTGACGCCAGAAGTCTTGAAATTCATCCTCGCCCATCGCGTCATAGCTCAGGCTTTTCGGGGTCTGGCGGGTCAATTTGCCCAACCCCGGAATGTCGAACGCCTCCTGCTCGCAGTACACGCCAGACTCTAATTGCAGCGCCTTAATGGCGTCGTGTGACTGCTTGCCGGTGAATCGGTCAATGTTCTGCGTCAGCACCTTGCCCAGCCCGTGAACGAGGCTATTAAACCGAGGGTTGCGCGGCTGCTTGAGTTCGGCCCGAATCTTGGCGTTGAGCTTGTACTCACGCTCGCGCAGGATCGAACGATCAGCATCGGAGGCGGCAACGAATGCAGCCACCTCCTTTCCGGTAGCGGGATCAACCAGGCGGCGCAGCACCAGATAGACCGGCAGCGGCTTAGGTTTGCGCCTAGTCATGATCCACCTCAGTCCTAAGCCCGCCGCAGCGCACGCACTGATGCTGCACAAGCTGCTCGCCGCGACTGATAAACCAGTGCGGCGCGCCCCACTTGCAGCCAAACCAGAAGCATCGAAAATTCATACTTTCACCCCCATGATTGCTTGATGGTTCTCGCAGACCGTTTGAGCGGCCTTTGCCGTGTCGCACACCTGGCCGATAAACTCCCCGATTACGCTTGCCCGGTAAGTCGCCTGTCCGGCGCTGATGTACTTGGCGACCTTGTAGCCAGAGTCACTGATCAGCAGGTACGCGGATTGCTTGCGCCACTTCATTGGGCGGCCTCTGCGAACATTTTAAAATTCGGTACTGGGGAGTTAATTAGGCAAATCGCTTGCTTAATCCGGTCGGTTGCAATCTTAAAATACTTAGCGTCTAGCTCGATACCAATGTATGACCGGCCAGTATTTACGCAGGCGACGCCGGTCGTGCCACTACCCATAGTAAAGTCCAGCACTGTCTCATCTTCGTTTGTGTAGGTGCGGATCAGGTACTCCATTAGGGCGACGGGCTTTTGGGTTGGGTGATCTCTGCCGCTGTCTGGCTGTACTTTAATAATAGACTTAGGGTAGTTTTCAACGGTTTGTAAATATGGTTTTTGTTGCACGCCGCTTGGCCTATGGTCGCTGTGCCCTTTACCTTTTACAATTCGGTGGCATGGCGTAGTGCCTTGCGGGTTATATGGCATCCGTAATTTCGCATTTTTACTTGTACCTCCCACCGAAAAAATCAAAATATCTTCATGCTCAGTTAAAAACCTATAAGGAGCTTGTGCAAAGTGCTGGATTTTTGATTTTTGCCAGACAAGCTGGTACTTAAACATCTGCACATTGCTCATCACCAGTGCGCTAGTAAACGGCTGCGATGCCGTCATAACTATGGCCCCGTTAGGCTTAATGACCCGCTTCAACTGCACCCACATAGCTTCCATGGGGATCACAGAATCCCACTTGCATGCTGTCGTGCCATACGGCGGATCAGCTAGCACCATGTCAACCGATCCGTCTGGAATTTCACGCATGCGCTCCAGGCCGTCACCAAGCATCAGCGTAAAATTATCCACGGCGATACCCCTTTTCCCGCTGTTCGGCAGCCTCACGGCAAGCCACGCAGTATTGCACCCCTTTAACGGCCCGCTGGCGTGCCTCGCTGAGGCGTTCGCCGCATTCCCTGCACTCGGTCAAG